ATTTGTATTAGAGGCAATTGGCACAGATATTGCGACCGAGTTTGAAACTTCTGCTTTTGGTGCGGTGGCTTTTGGTGTAGTATCATTTGGCGGCAGTCCTGATGTGGGCAATGAGTTTTGGGCTGATATATCGGCTTCAGCCAACACCGAATCATGGTCTGAGATCAGTGCCGCATAGGAGATTATATGGCAATAACACAAGCAGTATGCAACTCATTCAAACAAGAGCTTCTTCAAGGTCTACATGATCTTGATGGGCATACGCTTAAACTTGCTCTATATACATCGAGCGCCACACTAGGGCCAACGACCACTGCTTTTTCTACAACGAACGAATCAAGCGGCACCAACTACACATCAGGTGGCGCAACCATATCAAACGTTGCCGTGTCACTATCTGGCACAGTGGCTTTTGTAGACTTTGATGATGTGTCTTTTTCAAGCGCAACCATATCTGACGCTGCGGGGGCACTTATCTACAATTCATCAGCGAGTAATCGTGCAATCGCTGTGTTGGACTTTGGTAGCACCAAGTCCGTATCTGGAGGCACGCTAACCGTATCTTTACCATCGGCATCTGCAACAACAGCTTTAATAAGGATTAGTTAAATGCCTTTAACAAAGATGCAAATACAGCCTGGTATCTTCAAGGATGACACAGTCTACTCACAAGAAGGCAAGTATGTTGACGCCAACAAAATACGTTTTTTAAAAGGTCGTGCAGAAAAACTAGGCGGTTGGGCAAAGCTCGATACCGATACAATTACAAGCGGTGTGGCTCGAACATTGTTACCATTCCGTGGTCAAGTGGCCAATAACAAACGATACATCGGCATAGGGACACACAGTCATTTATATTTATACGATGATGGCGCAGGCAGTTATATAGACATTACACCTGGATCAAGTTATTCAGCAGGCGCACAACACACAACGGTCAGTTCTGGTGTGTTTACGTTTGCTGGCATTTGGACAATGGATACGTTTGGTGAAGATTTGTTATGTGTTAATAAGATAGGCGGCAAACTATACAAACTAGACTTGAGTGCGTATCAAGGCGATGCGACTACGAACGCAGCAGCTGTGACAGCCGCTAATTCTGGCACTAGTGTACCGTCATCGGCCAACGGTGTGATTGTCAATCAACAATCAAGACAAGTTATTTTATATGGTGCACACGACGGCACCAACGATGCACCTATGCGTGTGGCTTTTTCTGACTTAGAAACAGATAATGATTTTACAGCAACACTTGATAACTTTGCAGGTGCAGTAGAACTACAGGGTGGCAATCTGCTTCTTGGTGCGGTTAGAACCAAAGGTAATATTTTATTGTTTTCTGATACGACTGTTTTTTCTATGACATTTGTTGGACAACCAGATGTGTATGCCTTTCAAACATTATCTGAAAACACAGGACTTGTTGGACCAAACGCTGTTGTTGAACACAACGGCACAGCCTATTGGATGGGTGATGATGGCTTCTATGCTTATCGTGGACAAGTGCAAAGTATACCATGCACAGTAGAACGACATGTGTTTGACAATCTTACCAAACAACAAAAACTAAAATGTTTTGCAGCGCTCAATGTTAAATTTAACGAAGTTTGGTGGTTCTATCCAACAGGATCTAACGATGCATCAGATGATATTACAAACTATGTCATCTACAACTATTTAGAGAATACATGGTCTGTAGGCACATTGGCCAGAGGGGCTTGGGCGCCGGTCGGTATCTATGACAATCCGCTTGCAAGTTCTCTTGCAGCATCCAGCTCTGTAATATTCAAACACGAATCAGGCACAGATGACGACGGTTCGGCTATGGAGTGCACACTAACATCAGGCGATATTGACTTGCCGCCGGACGGCGAACAAATGATGTATATCAGTGATTTTATACCTGACTTCAACGATCAGGTGGGCAACGTTACAGTGACACTAAAATTTAGAGATCATCCAAACGGCACACAACGAACAGAAGAAACGATTACATCAGCCACAGGCACAACACACCAGACCATACGTGCACGTGGACGACAAGTGTCGATGGTAGTGTCAAGCAATGCGACCAGTTCTTTCTGGCGTATGGGCGACCATCGATTTAACATGCAACCAGATGGATTGAGAAACACATGAGTGAAGAAAAAAAATGTCCTAAGTGCGGAGAGGCTATACCTGAAGGTAAAGACGCTTGTGAATACATGCAGTGCAGTATTACAGAACTAGAATTTAAAAATGAAATGGGAGTGGAATAATGTCTGGCACTAGATTTAAACAAATGCCTAAATTAAACATGTCTATTCAAGACGTGCCACCAGCATTAAGAGAGTATCTTGATTTATTGTCTACAGAAGTAGAAAAAGGTTTTTTAGAGACTGATCGAGTTGTGACCGAAGAAGATATGTTAGACTCTAACTCGCAGCTTAACTGGTTTTTCTTATAATGTCACAGTTATTTCAAAACTTTATTGCGACTACAAATGTTACAGGTAGTCCCGTTACATTTAAAGAATGTCCAACGGGCAAAACGTTAATTTTTAGTGGTCTTACTAATTTTAATGGTAATGCTAGCACAGTTACTCAACAAATACACATGGTAGACGCTTCAGAAAGCACAAGCCAAACTGTAGAGCTTGGTAGTAGCTATACAATCACTTCTAATAACGCTCTTTTTTCTACCACTAAATTTGTATTAGAGGAGGGAGACAAATTAGGTTTTCAGTCAGATCAAGACACACAACGACTATCAGGCAGTTTTGTGTTACTCGACAGTTCCAGTCGAACTCGTTATAGACATATTTCAAAAATAATAACCACAGAGGATAGTTTTGTAGATATATTAGAGGCGCCAGCTGGGCACACAATTATTATGAAAACGTTGTCTATAAAAAACAAATCAGGCACTAACGCCACTGGCACTGATAACGAGCTTCGTTTGGTAGAGGACACAACTAACACATTTGTGCCATTTGCTAGAGGCACTCTTAACAACGATTCTTCAGTAACTTTTACTAACACCATGGTGCTTGAGCCAGGAGACAAAGTACAGTCTAGAATTACGGAACAACCGTATCATGTGTCTGTATTTTACCAAGAATTACCAACGCCTACAATCAGAGGACAATAATGATTGAAAATGACGCAAAATACGATAGATTGGAGAGATCATGGGCATAGGCAGTAAATTAAAAAGAGCAGTCAGAAAAATCATACCAAACGAGATAGCAGAAGTTGCATCAGCCGCTGCTCCGTTGGTCGCTCCATTTAATCCAGCTGTCGCTGCAGCCATGGCAGGACTTGGTAGTTTTGATCAAACAGGTCGTATAGGTCGATCCTTGGGCGCCGGTCTTGGGACGTTTGCTCTCGGACAAGGTGCAAGATTTTTAGGTGGCGCAGGGTTTCAAGACCCTAGTTTAAATTTGTTTACAAGAGAGGGTTTTACAGGCGGTTTTAGTTCGCCATTTGGTACAGAAACGGGTATTGGTAAATTATTAGCATCTGAGCCAGAAGTCGTTGCGGGACAGGCAACTGGAGTTACACCAGAGGGGGATGTATTTTTTAAACCTGGAGAAGTGCCAACCGGAGGTGTTACACAAACAGCAGCGACCGGAGTTACTCCAGAAGGCGATGTGTTTTTTAAACCGGGAGAAATACCTGGCGCAAGTCAGGCAACAGGTAAAACAACTTTACGTCAATTTTTAAACGCTCCTGTAGGGGAAAAAGTAGAAATAGCTAAAAATTTTTTTAATAATTTAACTCCGTCACAAAAATTAGGACTAGGCGTAGGCACAGTATCAGCGGCTTTACAATATTTAGAAAATAGAGCTATTGAGAAAGATCGACTAGACTTAACACTTGGACCACAACTGGGGTACATGGGAGATCTTCGAGGCATCAATCCAAGGTTTACAATGGCAAAAGAAGGTGGTATTATAGGGCTCGCAAATGGTGGTGAGCCAGCGATGGAAATGGACTATCGTGGAGGCGGCTTTATCCCTGTCGGCGCCAAAGAACGGGCAGATGATGTGCCTGCTAGACTATCGAAAAATGAATTTGTAATGACGGCTGACGCTGTACGGGCAGCGGGCGGTGGCAGTGTTGATTTAGGAGCACAAAGAATGTACGATTTGATGAACAAATTAGAGGCGCAAGCATAATGGCAACGTTAGAAGAACTTCAACAACAGCAATTTGCACAAACAATCATTCCTGGTTTATTGGAAATGGTGCAACCACAAAATGTGCCAACGGGTGCACAACTTGCACCTGGTTTTACTGCACCACAAACACAAGCAGCTAATATTTTACAGCAAGGTTTAGGATCGTATCAACCATTCTTAACAGCAGGCGGCCAAGCATTATCAACTGCGTTGCAAACAACAGGTCCACAAGCAATGCAAGATTACATGAATCCGTTTACACAAGCTGTTGCAGATACAACCATGACAGATTTGGAACGTTTGTTTGGTCAACAAAGAGCGGCACAGGCACAACGGCAAATACAAACAGGTGGTTTTGCAGGATCAGGCACAAGAGGAGCGGTTGCTGACGCAGAACTTGCACGAGCGCAAGGCGACGCTGCAGCCAAAGCACTTTCTGGTTTAAGATTCAGAGCAGCACAAGATGCAATGAAAGCACAACAACAAGCTGGTAAAACACAAGCAGGCATTGGTCAAATATTTGGCAGACTTGGTCAACAAGCTCAAGCTGGATTATTTGGTGATGTTGGACAATTGTTTGATCTTGGTGAGGCTGAAAGACAAATTATTGGCGCGCAAAATCTAGGGCAGTATCAGACACCATTCTTTGGCCTTGGTCAGTTTGCAAATATTTTAAGCGGTATGCCAACGCCTCAACAATTCCAAAGTCCTAACCCTATTTTAACAGGTATCGCTGCAGCAGGCGCAGTTGGCAATTTATTTGGGTAAGTTATGAATAAAATTTTACAAAGACCTATGTTTAAACAGCCACAGCACGAACATCGTAGCACAGGTATAGCAAGTGGGTTGCAATACAGAGATGGATATGCGGTCGGTGGACAGGTAACCACTCCTAAACGAGGCTTGGTTGATGGTCCTGGCGGATATGCAGGACATAATATAAATTTACCTACTAATACAGGTCTAGAAAACATTAATCCAGATCTAGGTTTGGGCAATATTACTTTTCAAAACGTTCAAGAAATTTTAGGCAAAGATTCTACGGTTAGAGATCCGATAACAATAGATGAGGCAGTGGCTGCACAAAGAAAACTTAGAGAAGGCTTGACCGAAATACCTTATGGAACAGCGGCAACACCGTTTGAAACTATTACAGGCGCTGCAACAGATACTCTTTCAAAACAATTTAAAGAAGGAGAAGGCGGGCAGTTTGCAGATTTTATTGTGAACCTTCAAAGACGCGGAGATGAAGCAAAAACCACGAGGCAAGAACTCGATACTATGGCAGCTAGAGACAAAAGAGCTGAAGAATTAGCTATTATTACGGGAGCTAAAGAAGATGTAGAAAAAGACAAAGAAAGAGTGTCAGAAGAAAAAAAGATGGAGCGAGATACAACTTTAACTGTAGCTAGTTTAGCTAATCAATTTAATATAGCAGGCCTTAATCGTCAAACAGCTATAGAAACTGCACGTATTTCTGCTAATGCTTTACCAAGTGAAATGAGATTGTACAACCAACTTTATGACGATTTTATTAAACAAGGTATTGCCCCTGACGAAGCTCGATCTAGAGCGTACGGGACGGCTTTTTCAGAAGTAAACGAACAAATAAATTTAGCTGCAACTTTAATTGGTGCTTTCACAGCAGGTATGGATGATTTTACAGAGCCTGGAGAAAGAGAAGCAGCTGTCTTAAAAGCATTTCAGCTTATAAACGTACTTGGAGGACCTAATCAATTAATAACACAAGAACAAATGAAAACCATAGGTGATTTACTTGGAGGAGTAGATCCAAAAATAGGCGGAGACACAGGTGGAGGCGCAGGCACGGATAATTCAATAGACGCGGTGAAAAGTCTTGGTTTAGATGGATAAAAGGTCAATGGTATGAAACTATCTGACAAAGAAAATCGAGATCTGTTACGCTATAACCACGTTTTTCCAAACAATAAAGAAATTCTACAAGATTACTACGATCAAATTAAAGCTGGTATTCCAAGTCCAAAATTAAACAGAGATCTTATTTTTGATAGTTTAAATGTTAAAGAAGGTCTTCTAGGTCCGTACGTTGAAGAAACTGGAGACGAGGCCATAGATAAATCTAACAAAGAGTCATTTGAACGGTTTAATACAATGATGAGACTTACCGAACCTAGGTACGACATTTTTCGAAGAAAAATCCCTCCTAATCAATCGGGAATGGCTGATTATCCTGACAATTTTCTTGGAAATCTTGCTTACGGTTTGGGGACTATAGAAGCAGGAGCGTTTGATGCTTTATTAAGTGCTGCAAAAGGAACTTCAGAACTTGCAATTGGTATTCCAGCAGACGTTGCGACTGGACTTATAGAAGACAAAACAGGACTGAATGTAAGCACGGATGTTCTAGGAGCGATTGATGAAAATTTTCCAACTTTAAATACGACTGGAGCTAGTGAATTTATAGGAGTGGCAGGTCAGTATATGGGAGGGTGGAAACTTGGTGAGATGTTACTTAAAAAATCAATAGGTAAAAAAGGTCGAGCGTATCTTGAAAAAAGAGCAAAAGATCACGCAGAAAACTATCCTAAAATTTCAAAAATTAGTATTCCTGTTTTTAAATATGGTGCGCCAGCTGCTATCGGAGAGCCCATAGTTGCAACAACTGGAGACAGAACTCTTTTACAAATTGCAGAAAAGTCAGGTGAAAATATTTTTGGTGAAAACTTTTTTATTCCTGGTGTGTCTGATATTCCTGATTTTGACGATCCAAACTTAACTCCTAAGGACAGGGCGTTAAAATTACTTAGACAAAAAAGTCAGTTTGGAGCAGAAGCTCCGTTGGTAGTGGGCGGGCTATCTGCCGGTTTTGAAGGGCTGTTTAAATTTGCAACACCTTACGCTTTAAAAGCTGGCAGCATTGGTAAAACTTATTTAGGCAAATCGTATGACGCTGCAGCTAAACTAATAACCACGGAGCAAAGGTCAAAAATATTAGGAGTACCAACGGGTAACTATATAGGCGGTTCTTTTGTTCCAAGTATAATTAGAGGAGTTAATGATGGTCTTTCTACAGTTAGAAAACTACCTGGTCTTAATAGGATCCCTCCTGTGTCTGAGTGGAAATTGTACAATTCTCAAGTTCCAGTTAGAATTGATGGAAAAATAAATGTAGACAGTGGTATACAAAATGCCATAGGTCGAATTGATGCTGTGTTAAGAGCCATTAGAACCAATGAAGCTTTGACTCCAGCAGCTAAAGAACGACAACGAAGAGCAATACGTCAACTTGAAGCACTTAAACAATCTATAAATAGACGTTTTGATGTAATCAACGATGATATTAGCAAGATAGCAGATTCTTTAACTTCAGGCGGTAAAATTGTATTTAGATCTGGAACTAATCGAACATTTGAAGACGGTTCAATGTGGGCAAAAACAACTTTTTTAGATGATTTTATTAAATATTTAACCGATCCTAATTTAAAAGCAAATCAAGCGTTTAGACTATTAGATAGAAGCACAAGAGCACAAGCGGCTGCGATCAAGAGAGAACTTCTAACTCTTAGACGAATGTTTGCCCGAGCAGGTCTTGAAAAAGCTGGTGATGATTTTATTAAAGGAGCAGGAAAAGATGCTTACGATTATTTTACAACAACATTTAGAATTGTTCAACAAGGAGAAGATTTTATAGCAGACCCTAAAAACTATCAAAACGTTGTGGAAATGATTAAAAATTTAATTAGATATCAGCCAAAAATGTTACAACACAGAAAAACATTATTGGAACAAAATCCAAAAGATAATGTTAGTAAATTGTACGAAGAACACATTGAAGCAATCGCAGTTAATAGAACTAGAGATTTAATGAGAAAAGGTCAAGCTGACGGTCAATCTGCAAAACAATTAATAGAGGAAACAGAAAATGTTTTAAGAGATCTAGTTGGTAAAAATTATTCCAAAATATTTCAAAGTAGAAAGTTAATAAAAGAAAATGAACGAATACCAGAGGTAATTAATAAATTGTTTGGAAAAATTGATGATCCAAAAGTTATTATTTCAAATACTCTTTCTGAATTAGCCGACGCTGTTGTTAATACTAAAATGTACGATGATTTGTATAATATGGGCAGAAACATATGGGTGTTTGACTCTCCCGATGGTTTGTTAAAAGCTACGGCAAATAGAATAGGTGGACCAAACACAACACCATTAGAACAAATTAATTTAAAAGGATACAACCACACTGGCATAGCAAATTCTTTAGATGGAAAATGGACAGTTGCTGCTATGAAAGAATCAATTGAAACCAATGGCGGCGTGCTGTGGACAGATAGATTTTTGGGCGGACCTTTTATAAAAACGTACCTATCACTTAAATCTTTGTCTCAAGTTGAAAAAACAGTTTTTAGCCCTACAACTCAAATTAGAAACGTTACATCAGCAGCAACTTTTGCTTTGGCTGCAGGGCATGTTGGCAATGGCGCTAGTTTAAAAGAAGCGATGTACTTTATATTTAAAGACGTTTTTACTAAAAATGGAATATACGACGACGCGGTCATAGCTAAAAAAATGGATGAATATTTAGAAGAAGGGGTTATTAACTCAAACATGGTCATAAAAGAAATTGAATTTTTAGTTAAAGATTCTTTAAAGGGTGATCCAAAAATAATTGACACTGCTAGTTTAATATCACATTTATATGATACTAAAGCTGTATCAAAATTAATGGACATTTATAGAGCAGGAGACGATCTTTGGAAAATATATGGGTATGAGTATGAAAAATCATTAAAAACTCAAGCCATAAAAAGTTTAGATGACGTGGTGGATTATTTTAGAAGAGTGTTTAATCGTGAATTTGACGCTGATGCTTATTCAAAAGAGGTCATGAGTAAATTTAATCCGATATCAAAATCACACGTTATATCTTCAGAAGAACTACTTGCTCCGGCAATTAGACAAATTTCATCTGAAGTTATAAAAAATGTTTATCCAAATTACTCTTACGTTCCAAAACTTATTCAAGAAATGAGGAGAATACCTTACGGTAACTTTATTTCCTTTCCAGCGGAAATGTATAGAACACAAGCTAATTTATTAAGGTACGGTTTTAAAGAAATGACCTCTAAGAATCCTTTAGTTAGGCAGCAAGGAGCTCGCAGAATAATGGGTTTGTCAACAGCGTTATACTTACCGTTTGGTGCGGCAGAATTAGGAAAATTCATGCATCAAATAACGAATGATCAATCTGATAGATTTCAAAGATCGTTTACTCCGTCTTGGAATCAAGAAGGACCAATAGCTTTTACAGGTGTAGAACGAAACGATAAAGGAGATGTAATTGTAAATTATATTCCAACATCGTATCAGTTTCCTCACGTTGCCACAACGCTAGCGCCTTTTTATAAGGCAATGGAAACCATGAGCACTTTAGAAGAAGCCGGATATACTGGAGACCAAGCATTTTTCAATGGAGTTTTGCAGGGCATAGCTACTGTAGCAAGACCTTTTGCGTCAGAAAGTATTTTAACAGCTGCTCTTTTGGACGTTACAACAAGAGGAGGCAAGACAGTAGAGGGTCGGCCCATATATCGTAAGACAGACGATTTTGGAGATAAATTTACTAAAAGCGTGGTTCACATGTTAAAATCTGTTTTTACTCCTGGAGCAGCAATTCAATTAGACAAGTTTGCTAGAGCGTCCTACAATTTATTTGAAAAAGATAGAAAAGATTTAATTTACACCAATCAAGGGGAGCCTTTTGATTTTGTCACAGAGTTCATGTCTTTGTTTGCAGGTATCAGAGAGTATACCGTTAATGTTAACAAAAGTTTTGAAAAATATGAACTAAGAGATTTTGTTGCAACTTTAGCCGACAACAGATCAGAAGCTACTAACAAATATTATAAAATGAATATGACGGCCGGTCAAATTTATGATGCTTTTGTTGAACAAAATATTGATGAATATAGAACCTTTAGTAAATTTTATGAGACGATAGAAGATGCTAAAACGTGGGGGATGTCTGATAGAGAGTTAAACAAAATGTTTAAAGGACGTCAAGGTCTGTCTAAAGGAGACAGAAGAATAATAGACAAACAATTTAACCCGGCTGGTATTCCTAGTTTTGACAAAAGAGACAGATTAAATCAAATAGCAACAGATCAAGGATACAAAAATGTCAAAGAGTTTTTAGATAGAGGAAGATTTAAGGATATTCAAAGATTATTTAGAGACATACCTCTTCAACTACCGGAAGAAACTGTCCGAGAAATAATACAAGTAGGCGGATACAAAAAGTATTTGGAATTGCAAAAAGAAAAAGATGATCCAACTATAATTAACATTGACCCAACAAGAGAAGAATACGAACAACAGTCAGCGGTCGACATTCCAATAACCCAGCCACAGGCAACCGCAGCGACACCTCAGGTAGCACCGCCTGTGGCCACGGGGACAACGCAAGAGGTGACACCTACAGAAACTGCCTTGCTATCTCCGACTGAACTCGCTATAAGACAACGAAACAAAGGGACAGCATGACGGACGACAACACAAAGTATGCGCTTGAGG